CTGGTCCTCTAGGCGCTTCTTCGCTTCCGGTGGCACGTTGATCCCGTAGCGGGCCGCCTGGATCCGCAGGAACTCGGCTGGCGATGGTGCCAGCGCATCCGCGGCGGCACGCCTGATCTGGGGGGAGAAGCCGCCACCGTTCGCGGCGTTCACAAGCTCGCGGCCGATCGCCTCCTTGCTCAGGATCGACTCGTTCTGGTAGTTCCGCAGCCGCTGCTGCCGGTTGGGCATCGTGTCGAGCTGCCTGGTGTCGAAGGTCGGCGGCGCGGGAGGCCCTGCTGGCTTGCCGCTGGGCTTGGGTGCGTTGGGATCCGGCGCCATCGCGTTGAGCCCTGGCAACGAGGGCGCACCGGAGACGCGCCCGCCGGGAAACAGGCGATTGAATGCCGCCTGGTTCTTGGCTGCGAACTCTGCGGCGGCACGGCTCGCCACCTCGTAGGTCTCGCCAGGGTCCAGCGGCCCCCCTTTCTTCGCAGCGGCTGCAGCGACAGCGCTATTCACCGCCGGGTACATGGCCGCGTTGAACCGCCGGACCGACTCGGCCACGTTGGCGGCCCGCTCGGTCCTGGCGTTGGCGCTGCCGGCCCGCTGAAGCTCCTTGTAGTCGGCCCCGTAGTTGGCGGCCAGGCCCGCATCCTTGGCCGCTTCCACCGCCCGGTTCACCTCAGCAGAAGCGAGGGTGCTGGCCTTGGAATCCTTGCTGCGGATGATCGATTCGAGCTTCGATGCCGTCTCCCCGAACTTTGCCGGGTTGATCTGCCCGCGCATCGCCGCCAGCTCCCGCCGCAGGGCCGCCGGGTTGAAGTCGGCGCCCCAGCTGTCGCGGGCCTGGGCCAGCACCTCCTCGCCGGCATCCGGGGCATAGCTCTTCCCCTTGATGTCGATCTGGAGACCCAGCTGGTCATTGATCGCCTTGAGCAGCGGCGCCACGGGGGCGCCCGGGTTCTCCTGCCGGAACCGCGCCAGGATCTGGTCGGCCCGCTGCACCATGGCGGCCTGGTCGAGGGGGCCTTCGTTGCCGGGCTGGTAGATGCCCCCCAAGGCTGGCAGGTTGCCGGCGGCCGGGGCGCCGTTGATCAGCATGTCCGAGAAGTTCTGGACCCCCTGCTCCTCCAACTGCTTCTGCCTCGCATAGCCGTACTTCATCTCGATGTCGATCGATGCCTCGGGGAACATCTGCGCCAGCGTCTGCTGCACCGCTCGCTTGGCCACCGGATCCCAGTACGTGGGCCCCGCCTTAATCCGGTCCACAATGTTCTTGAACACCGGATCTTGCCCATAGGCCGCTTCAGTTCGCAGTGCTTTGTAGACCGTTTCCGCCAGCTTCAGCGGCTGCCCGCCGTTCCCCATCAGGCCGGAGTGGTAGGCCAGGATCTTGGCCGCCTGGGTCATCACCTCGGCCTGTGCGTCCTCGTTGAAGGTGGGGCTTTTCCGGTCGAGCATCACCCCTGGGCTGCCGATCGTGATCTGGGGTGCCTTGCTCAGCGCCTGCCGCTGCACATCCATGACCAGGCTGCGGATCTGCCCGGCGGCCACCCCCGGCAGGGTGCTGTCGAGGAACTTCACCCGGTCCTCGCGGGCCCGGTTGTCGACCTTCTCCTCGGCCGCCGTGATCTTCGGCAGGGCGTAATTCAGGAAGCCCGGCGATGTGATGTCCAGTCCAAACTTCTCGGTGAGCTGCTTGATGTAGCCCGCCTTCAGCTGCGCCAGGGCCCCCTGCCCCTTGTCGGGCGAGAGGAACATGGCTGGGCCCATCTCCTCGTAGGCGCCCAGCATCCCCGCCTCGGCCTCGGCACCGGCCAGCTTCGCCAGCCCCCGCTGCACCCCCTGCTCCCGGTAGGGGTTCAGCAGGTTCATCAGGATGCCGCCTTCCGGGTCGCGTTTGCCCAGTTCGCGGTTGGCCTTGGCGTAATCGAAGGCGCCCGCCTCGTTGGTCGCATCCGCCTGGCTGAGGGCCCGCAGCGCCATGTTCTTGGCGAAGACCTGCGCCTCCCCCTGCCGCGATGCCCAGCCGGCGGCAGCTTCCCCCGCGCCCTGCAGCACGCTGGTGATGTTGGCGTTGAATGGCGCCAGCGCTTGCGCCAGCTCCTGGAATCGGTTGACGCCGCCGTAGCTGGCCTGGTCCGGGCCTCGAAGCGTGGTGATCCCCTGCAGCTGGGGCAGGGCCGGCGGCCCCGCAATGGCGCCCGCCTGGATCTGCGCCGGCTGGATGAAGGCCTGCACCGGCCGGGCTTCCGGGTTGACCTGACCCAGGGGGAGATTCGTTTCCATCAGTTGCCCTTGGGCTCAGCGGCCTTCTTCATCCCGGCCGCGCTGTTCATGTAGGTGCCCACACCACCCAGCAGGGCCGACCCGATCCGCAGCGCCGCCGGGCCGCCGCCGGGCCCAGGGCCGGTCATCGACGGGGCCGCCGGCTGCATCAGCGCCGGCATAGGCGCAAACGGCTCCATCGGCTCGATGTAGACCGTTGGCGTGTAAAACTGCTGGCTGTTCCACTCGCTCAGATACCGGCCCACCAGGGCGGTCTGTTCCCGGTTGAACTGGTTGCGCTGCAGGCCCTCGTTGATCCGGGCGATCGTGTTGTAGTCGCCGGCCTGCTTGGCATAGTTGTTGATCAGTTGATCGACGGACAGGCCCTCGGCATCCATGGCCTGCACCGATGCCCTGGCCTGCAGCGTCCGCCAGCCGTACTGCTGCTGGGCGACCGCGGCTTGCATCGCCACTTCCTGCAGGCGGTTCGATGCGGCTTGCGAGTTGCCGATAAACTCCGCGCCAGCGGCGGCCCGGGTGTCGCGCACCACGTTGGCCTGGTTGATCTGCTTCGCCAGCTCGAAGCTCTGCAGCTGGTGGACATAGCCCAGCTGCTGCTGGTACTGCACCTGCTGTCCCCAGAACTGATAGCGAGCGTTTGCATCGCTGAAGCGCTGGTTCTGATCGGCTTGCCACTGCGCGAACCGATTGGTCGCCTGCTGGAAGGCGCTCTGATTCAGGTAGTCCTGCTTTGCGGCCGCGCTTTGCTGCCCGGCCCCGAACAGGTTCAGCGCCGTGCTGACACCCGCAACGCCTGCGCTGATCGGATCGATGATCACTTCGGCACCCCTTCAAACCTGCAGAACAGAGCGCAGCTGGGGCCGAACGGGGCCGGCGGGTGAACCGTGAACCCCAACGATTTCAACCACCGAATCGAGCCCATGTTTTTGGCAAAAACCCAGTTACTGAGCGGACCATAGCGCTGGAGGCAGCGGCCTACCCAGCCCTGCCCCTCCCGGATGAACTGCCGCCGGTTGGCAGCAGTGGCCAGAAGTCCATCAGTGCAAAGCAGCCAGATCACGCCGCCTTCGCAGACCCCGCACAGCGCCACTGGCACGCCGCCGTCGTCAATCACGGCATGGCATTCGTGGTCGAGACTGGCCTGCCAGCTCTGCCGCACGGCTTCGAGGGGGCTCAGGCGATCGCTCAGCCACACCTCGCGGCGGTCCGCTTCCCGCAGGTTGTGGCCGATGAAGTCCACCACATCGCTGGTGGCCATGGCCCATCTCATTGCTGCACCGCCCGGCCCTTGCCGGTAATCAGCCCGGTCCATTCCATGCTCGAGAATTTGCATGGGTGCGCGGTGTCGTTTTCGATCGTGACCGTGATGTTCTCCCCCCGGCCGAACATTGGGATGCGGAACACCCCCTCCTGGCCCTGATCCACACCCTGCAGCAGGCCCACCGTGCTGCCCGGGAAGGTGTAAACGGCCTCGTCGCGGTTGCCGGTGGGCGTGACCCGCACCTGGAAATAGCCGGTTTCGTGGTATCTCAGCCGGGCCTGGCGGATCTGCGCCCGCAGCGTGTTGCTGGCCACCTGCCCGCCGCCCTGGGTCCGCATCGCCTTGAACCGCGAGGGCCGGTAACGGAACGGGTAGAGCTCTCCGAACCAAACCTGCGCTGCCGACCAGTCGCCGCGGGCCGTGATCGTGTTGCCGCTGCTGGCAGCTCCCAGCAGCACCCCGCCCTGGTAGCCCGGCTGGTAGGCGGACCATGCCTGGGTCGCGGCTCTGATGGTGAACGGAAGGGTCCAGGTCGTCACCTTCGTCACGGCGTTGTAGGTGCCGGCTGGCACCCGCACGGCGGCCGGGCTGGCGGTGGTGGTGCTCACCCAGCGATCAAGCAGCAGCGGGTACGGCGCCGCGGCGATCGACTGCCGATCGAGCACCGGCATCTTCTCCAGGAACACCTCCGGCCCGCGCTGGACCAGGAGGTAGAGCGTTTCCTGGATCGCCACGATCGACAGGATGCCGTCAGCACCAGGCAGCTCCCAGTGGCCCCAGCTGGACTGGGCACGCTCTACCCCGCTGCCACTGTTGCGGTACAGGAACTTGTAGGCGTAGATCCTGTTCGTGTAGCCGGCCTTGCTGCTGATGCAGTACAGCGAATTGCCGGTATCGTTTGCCGCAAGCTGAAAAATCCCAGACGGGATGTAGCTGCTTACGTGATCAGTAATGCTGTCAGCGTCGCCCACCAGCGCAGTGCCGGCGCCGCGCACGGAGAACTGCCGCAGCTGGCTCCAGTCGCCGTTGGACTGGCAGAACACAACCGACCCGCCCATCTGGATTGGCCGCACCCCTGTGTCAATTTCATAGCTTGTCAGGATCGTAATCGCATCCGTTGCTGGCGTTAGCGCGGCATCAGTCGCATAGGATCTGAATTGATAATCATCGCTGAATAGCAGCATCTCCCCCTGGAACGGCACCGCATACCGCAGCACACTCACCTTCGAGCTGCTGGCGGTCTTATCGATCGGGTCCGAATCCAGAACCGTTGTCACGGTCTCCGGGAAGAACGAGAAGAAGTCCTTCGCTCTGCTGAAGATTCGCTTCTCGTCCGCCAGGATCCCCAGTCGCCCGCGATGCACGAAGATGTCGTTCACCGTTTGGTCAACGAAGCTCGGGTCCGGGGCCGATTCGCTGTCGCCGGCTGTCCGCTGCCCCCACGTCGGAAGCGTCAGGCCCGTCAACGCCGCACCGTTGAGGGGCCCGAAGTACCACGTTCCCGCCGGCAGCCGCACCAGCACCTGCGGCATGGTGGCGGGATCCAGCTTGTACCGAGTCCCCGGCGCCACGGTCTCCTCCCAGGCGCCCTCGCCGAAGGTGCCGGCGCCAGAGCGGGGCGCGAACTTCAGGTAGTAGCCGTCGAAGTTGTTGGTCGGGTCGCCCGTCACCTCCACCTGGTAGCCCTGGGGTGCAATCGCCGGAAGACTGGTGAACGACTGCACCGAATTGGTGATCGCGGTGATGTCCGCGTTGGCCCGGGCATCGGTGGCGCTGATCGTGATTGTGCTCGCGCTGGTGAGGTGCAGCACCGATCCGGCTCGGGCGATCGAGACACCAGCCACGCCGGCCAGGGCCGTCTTGATCTGTTCGGCGATGTCTGCCGTGCTGATCGCCGTGCCGGCCGTCGTCGTCGTCGTCACCGTGGCCAAGGTGCCGTTCACGTTCACCCGGTAGGACTGGCCGTAATTGGCGGCCTTCACCCACACCAGGGCTTCATTGGCCGCCGGCCTGGCCACAGCGGGGGCCACCGCCGCGTCCATCGCCACCACCTTCAGTGAGCTGGCCACGAAGGTGTAATCGGCCACGGTGCCGCACCGGATCTGCCGCTTGGCGTCCGTCACACCGGAGAGGTAGCCGTAGCCGCTGGGGGCGCTGACGGTCTGCGCCACGCCGTCGAGATCGAACACCTTCACGCTGCTGCTGCTGATCACCGCCAGATACCGCTCGCTGCGGTCGCGCAGGATCGCGTGAACGAACACATCGCCCAGGCTGGTGGAGCTCACCCTGGCCAGGGTCTGCGTGGGATCCCGCTTGCGTAGGCCCTCGGCGCTGCTGCTGACCGCGTTGATCTGTAGCTCCGCCTGGGTGGGATCCCGCTGCGCGTCCGGTTGCTGGCTGACCCCCTGGATCAGGTTCGGAACCGTGGAGGTGAAGAGTTCAGCCATTAGAAGAACAAACCTGGATAGCCGCGACCCGCTAACCCAGCAGCAGGGTTGAAGGTGCCGAACGGCAGCACCCCACGCTGCCCGCTCAGGCTGTTGGGCTGGAGCTGCTGCAGCTCGTTCCGGTCCAGCTCGGTCCTGGCCATCAGCAGGTCCTGCTGGGTGTAGCCCTCGATCGAGTCGGACCCCAGGAATCGATTGGCAAAGGCCCTGGCGCCCAGGATGCTGATGTACCGATTGAACACCTCCGGGCAGTCATCCCACGGCAGCGTCCACACCACGTCGGCGGTGAGCTGCGTGACGGCGGCACCCGTCAGCACGTAGGTGCGGTTCACCCGGTCGTAGACCCGTTGGCCCCGGAGGATGAAGCGCCCGTCCCACTGGAATGGGTCGGGGGCAAAGCGGGTGAGGTTCGATGGCACGGTGATGGTGCCGTCCGTGGCCACGGCGAAGGGGTAGTCCTGCTCGCTGTTCCAGCTCCAGCCGCGGGTCTGCTCCTGCTTGTGGAACTCCAGCAGGGTGCGCTCGGCGATGCTGGATTCCGCCATCACCGGGTCGTCGAGGCTGTTGACCGGGGCCTCGCCGATCACGGCCAGCAGGATGTTGACGGCATCCAGCAGGGTGGTGCGGCCTGGCGTCGCTGACTGGTTGGCCAGGCCCATGAGCGATCCAGCGGTGCAGAGCACATGCTATCGGCTGCCATGAAAAAGGCCCCCGGCAAACCGAGGGCCAAGTCGCTCCGTCAGGCCAAACCTTAGGGGATCACGATGCAGGCAGCGCATTCATCCCGCAGCCGGCCGATGCCGATCGACTGCGAGGCCACGCCAAGGGTGGCCTGGTATTGGATGTTGAAGGTGCTGTCCGCAGTCGTCATCTGGAACCTAGGGGCCCGCAAGGTAAGCATGCCCACGGCTTCCCTGTTGAAGATCAAGGCCCGGCACTTGGTCAGGTCCTGGGCATAATCAGGGTTCTTGTCAAGCGGGTTCAGCGTGTAAGCGGGCTGGATCAGGTGGTTGGATTCGTAAATAGGGATTCCTTTCACCCGGCCAACCGCGCCACTGGCGATGGCGCCGTTACTCTGCCCGCCGTTGAAGTCCGTGTTGATGACACGGGTCCCCTCATTGAGGAAATCGTATTCATCGGGCGGCACCACGCAGACCAGGCCGGCAGTGGGTACGTCCTTTTTCCTCATGGCAACCTTGACGTCACCGATGGCGGATGCCAGCTCATCGCCTTTGGCCTGCTTTGATGCGGCGGCATAGCCAGCCGTCAGGGTCCTTTTGAAGCCGGTCCGGCCAGTGTTGATCGTTCGGGCCAAGGGCTCGACGGTGCTGTTGGCTGCGGCAAAGAGGATGCGAGCGATGCGCCTGTCGGTCTCCCAGGACAGGGCGATGCCCAGTTGCTCGAAGTACTCGGATGCCACATCGGCGTAGCTCATCAGCTGATCAAGGTCGGCGATCACTTGGTCGGCGACCATGAGACCATCGACAGCAATGTTCCGGACGTTGCTATCGCTGGGGGAGTTGCCGGCCAGGCCACCCAGTAGCGGCACGCCAGGGGTCATGTAGGAGGCGGCGGCGCGACCAGTAACTTGGAAGTCAAACGACTTGCCTCCCTTGATGTTCCGGGTCTTCACGAATCTGGTGAAGACGCACTCGCGTTTCATCGCGTTCAGAATCTCGGATTGTCCGAGTTTCTGGAAAATAGCCTCAACATCGCCAGCCCCGCGAATCTGGCCAAGCCGGGCCAGCAAGGCATTGTTTACTGCCATGGTTGCAAAAAGCGTTTGGGTTGTTTGCCCGTGGCTTCTTGCAACCTGTGTTTAGCAATCCCCCCTTGAGGGGCCAAACGATGCAATGAGGCTGTAGCTGCAGCAACTGACTTGACCGGTGGACGGTGTGCGGGCCTCTCCCGCAGGGAGGCCAGCACTACACAGGTGTAGCAGTTGCTGCGCTGAGGTTACACCTTCATGCCCAATCTGGCGAGTTGGCGATGGCCGCCCTGACGCGCTTGGCATAGGCGGGATCGACGTGCATCAGTCGGTCGCCCTGGGCGTTGCGCCGATCGACGGCCGCGTTCTGTTGCTCGATCGAGGTGAAGCGCATTGTGCCCTGGCTCCGTCCGCCCCTGGCCAGCTGCGGCTCGCTGCGCTGCCGTGGATTGCTACCGGCAGCCGCCCGCGCCTGGATCGCCTTCACCGCGAAGGCGGCCAGCTCCTTGTTGCCGGAGTCGATGGCTGCGTTGTAGCCAGCCAGCTCCCCCTCGCTCAGGTTGGCAAGGGCCCAGCCGCTCAGCGCCCGGAACTTCTCATCGCCTCCGACCGATTGCCGGATCGCCGCGCCATCCTCTGCGCTCAGCTGGGGGGCGGCAGCCGGCGAGCTGGCCTTGACCCCATCGAGATAGGTCTGCACCACGGCCCTAGGCAGGCCAGCCTTGGTGGCCAGCGACTCCACTGCTTCGCTCACGTCGCCCCCGGCACGCAGGGTTGCATCGAGCTGCAGGGGGTTCACCTCGGCGGCGGTGAACAGACCGGTCAGCGCCTCGCCGTACAGCGCCTTGCCCAGCTCGGGGGTGTAGGCCTCTGGGGGAAGCGTGTTCCCGGTGGCGGGCGCCTTGGCCTTGCCCTCTGCCAGGGCGATGACCTCCTTGAGCGACTTGCCCCGGTATTCCTCCGGGATGTCGTCGTCGGCGGCCTGGTCGTCGTCGGTGGTGGTGTCGTCCTCGGCCGGGCTGAGCAGATCGGCCAGCGGGTCGTCGGCGTCCTCGCCCTCGGCTGGCGCGGGGGCAGTGGGCCGCCGGGGGGGCGTGGCCTGCTTGCGCTCGGCCCGCTCCTCGGCCGCCAGCATCCGATCGAGGGGGTGGGACATATCCCATTCCTCGCCGGACGGCTGGCTGCCTTCCGCTTCAAGCTCGTCCAGTGCAGCGACGAGGCGACCCTCCTCGCCTGGGCGCACCAGGCTGAGGAGCTGTTCGGTGGTGGTGCTCATGGTTCAGTGGGTTGTTGAGTGGGCGGCGGTTCGCCCTGCATCTGCTGGGCGGTGGCCGCAGCGGTGGCCAGCTTTGCCGGGTCCGCCATGGAGGATCGCATCAGCTGTTCCTGCTGCGCCGCCTGCGCCTGCTGCGCCTTGATTTGGTTGACCTTCTCCTCCGTGCGCACCAGGTCGATCGCTTCGAGGCCCAGCCCGTTACTGAGCCTGGTGATGGCAGCGCTCACATCGACGCGGGCGGCAACCTCCGCGGGACCCACGATGTTGGCCAGTGCATCGAGGCCCTGGATCCAGCGCATCGTCTTGTCGAGGTCGTTGCCACGGCCAACGGCAGCCAGGCCAACCGATACCACCGGCTTCACCAGATCCTTGGGCAGCTGGACCTTTCCCTGGCGGGTCAGGACGTGCAGCTTGCGGGTGATGTAGGGGTTCTGGAACTCAGTCGTGAGGATGCTGTAGATCCCGACTTGCCCCTCGTCCATCTGCTGCGCCACCATCCGGATTTCCTCGGCGGTGGTCCGCTCCGAGTCTCGGACGTTCGACATCATGAAAGCCCGCTTCAATGCGGCCTCCACCCGCTGCAGGCGGGCTTCCGCCACCACCAGGCCCTGCCCCCTGCGGCCATCGGATCCCAGCTCCTTCACATCGTCTGGGTGGCCGATCACATAGCCGCCGTTGCGGCAGGCCACCAAGTCCTTGATCGAAGTGACCCCGCCAGGGCGTACCACGTACTTGGATTCAGCGGCGATCATCGCCCCCTCGGTGAGCGCCTGGCTCAGGGATTCGGCGGTCTGCAGGTCGGCCAGGCACCGGGCTTCGATGTAGCCGGGGCCGTAGTCGCAGCTGTCGATCCTCGTTGCCCGCAGCGGCATCCAGGGGGAAATCTCAAGGCCGACTTCCTTCTCTTGCCCCTCGATCTCCTGCCCTTTGCATTCCTGGCACCATTTGACCTTCTTCGCCCTGTAGTCCCATTCCACGTGGGTGTAAACCTTGATCACCTCCTCCTCGTCCAGCACCTTGTTGGGGGCTAACGGATCGGGGCTGTAGCCCTCGCTCTCCTCGTCCTCGAGGAGGCCCAGGTGCTGAGCCACCGCATTCGGCAGGCTGTCCTCGGTGAAGCTCTCGCAGATCACCAGCTCCAGCGGCCGGCCCATCGGATCCCGCCTGATGCAGTAGCGGTTCAGGTGGTAACAGGTGAGCCCATCCTCCTCGTCGTCATAGAGAACGACGTTGCCGGGGCCGATCAAATGGACCATCGCCTCCAGCACCACGGCGCGATCGGCGGTGCTGTTGATCTCGCGGAGCACCGCCTGCTCCATCGCTAGCAGGCTGCGGTCGAACTCCACCATGGACCTGGCGATTTCATCCTCGGCCGTTCCGGCCTGCCGGGCATCGCTAATCAGAGTGGCCCGCTCCCGCTCGTCAATCGTGTACTTAAAGAACGACTCGGAGGCCGGCATTACCGCCAGCAGCCAGCGGCTGGCGAGGTGCTGATGCCCCTCTTGGCCGATGCCATTCCAAGGCAGCGGGTAGGTCTCGGGTTGCCCCTGGTCCGGGTCATTGGCGGCCGGCACCAGCCAGGGCAGCGTCAGCCGGCAGGACCGCCGGGCACGCGACAACCAGAGATCA